CGGCTACTGCAACTTCTACGGCGACGGCTACGGCAGCGGCTATGGCTACGGCAGCGGCTACGGCAGCGGCGACGGCAGCGGCTATGTCAGCGGGTCGATTAGCAGCACATTAAAAATGCGTCATGCGACGGGGGAAGCAAATGACCAATGATCTTGTGAAGCGGCTGCGCATCCAGACAGAACACGCGAAACGCTTCATACGCCTGCCGGACGGCCACTTGTACGCAACGTACGAGAACGCCGCAGACCGAATCGAGGAACTGGAGAAGGCGCTGAGAGTGTGGGCGTGTGATTGCGCGGAGCCATGCACGAAAGGCCGCTGCGAAGCATATCAAGCCAAGATGGCACTAGAGAGGGGGAGCAAATGACTGACGACATCGTGAAGCGGCTGCGTGAATATGAGTGGGCGCATACCGTTATCGAAGAAGCCGCAGACCGCATAGAAGAGATGGAAGATATTATCAATCTGCGTCGCCAGTGCGATAAGCGCGCTATCAAAATGTGGCAGCAAGAAAACCCAGAAGAAGAAAATGAGACATGGCCGGACCATGCGGACTTGTGTTTATGGCTGATGGCTCAGGTCGAGAGGGCACAAGACACTTTTGCTCGCATTCAATACACAAACCTGCGGCGCGACATGAACATGAAAAACCGCACCATTGAAATTGACAGACTTTGCAAGGGGACAAAATGATCTTACCAGCACAAGCAATAAGGAAGATAAAGCCGATCTCGCCGTTCGTTGAGCGCACGGTTCACAAAGGCATGAGCTACGGCCTTTCTCACGCAGGCTATGACGTGAGGATAGAGCAAATCTGTTTTTTAAGCCCGCAAGCATCTTGCTTGGCATCAACGATTGAAGAGTTTTTCATGCCCGACGATCTTGTTGGGTTTGTGCATGACAAGTCTACTTGGGCTCGCCGTGGCCTGTCACTGTTCAACACAGTGATCGAGCCGGGCTGGAACGGGTTCTTAACTCTGGAACTGGTCAACCATTCTGACGAGATGCTGATGATAAACGCTGGCGACCCAATTGCGCAGATCATCTTTATGCGGATGGAAGAGCCAACAGAGAAACCCTACACCGGCAAATACCAGAACCAGAAGCGCGGACCGCAGCCTGCAATTATGGAGAAGGGGAAATGACCAATAATCTTGTGGAGCGGTTGAGGAGGTGGCCAATTGGACTTAACCAAGAAGCCGCCGACCGCATAGAGGAGCTGGAGGAGGCTTTAGGCTCCCTATTGTATGGAGTGGGCGAAAACGGAGCGCCGGACGAGCTTCTTGAGACCGCCAAGGATGCGCTGAAGGGGACGAAATATGAGTGACGATCTTGTAAAGCGGCTGCGTGAGTACGCAGAAAATGATGTTGGGCTCTCGGGTGACGAACTCAAAGCCTTCAACGACGTAGCCGACCGCATCGAGGATTTGAAGGTCGCCATCGAGCGCATTGCAAACCATCACCCCGAGATCACGCACGCATGGGCGGAGGATGTGCGGCAGATTGCTCGGCGTGCATTATGGGGTGGCAAGCATGAATGAGGAGCGAGACGCAGAAATCATCAAGCTGTGGAACGAGAACCTTTCAGCAAAAGTGATCGGGGAACAGCTCGGGATCACCAAGAATATCGTCATAGGCATTGTGACGCGTGCAAGGCCGCTGGGACTAATTACAAGAGCAAGCGGGCCAAGCCTGCGGGAAAGGATGGACAAAGCAAAAGCAAAGAGGAAGCGGCAGCAAAAGCGCAGAGACAGCATCGTCAAGTTGCCAGTCATAGCAAAGCCAATGGTTGAGCATACAGGGCCGATTGTGGGGATTCCGTTTGCGGAGCTTGGGCTATCATCCTGCCGGTTTCCGACGACAAGCATCGACAGCGACCACTACTTTTGCGGGGAGCCGAAAAAGGACAAGAGCAGCTATTGCCAGAAACACCATGACCTTTGCTGGATAAAGATAACTGGCAAAAGGGCATTAAGGACACAGGCGCAGACAAGATCAAAGAGCTTGATGCAATTCATGAGGGCGTGAGATGGGAACGAAGTCAGTATACTGGAGAGACCACGAAGACCTTTATCTTGAGGAAAACTACAGCGGGCCTAGCTCTATTCCAGAACTTGCAAAAGCTCTTGGCCGAACTGAGTTCGCAACAGAGCGCCGGGCGAAGATGCTGATTGTCAGCTCACCGGAGAAGAAGAGAGAGGCTGAAATTGTTTCTTGCAACCGGCACCTTGCAGACCTGATGCGCGAGGGCTCTCGGTGGAGATAGAAACGCACAACTGAAGTGGCGGACATCTATTGGAGACACCCGCCTTACGTGACAAAAGGAATTGACGAAACGAGGGCCAGAGAATGAGAAACGAGCTTATAGATGATATGCCTGCCACTGATTACCACAAGATTGAAGCGCTTTCGGCGTCTGGAGCCAAGTCTCTGCTACGGTCACCTGCTCACTTTGTGGCGATGAAGGAGACGTTTAAAGAGCCGACTCCTGCGATGAGACTAGGTACTGCGGTCCATACGATGATCCTAGAGCCTGAGCTATTCGACGCAGAAATCGCAGTTATGCCAAAGTTCGATAAGCGCACGAACCTTGGCAAGAAGGCCATTGAAGAGTGGGCGGAGGAGCAGAAGGGAAAGTGCATTATCGACCACTATCAGCATGAGCGCGCAAAGCAGATTGCTGAAAGCGTTTGGGCTCATCCATTCTTCAAGGAGCGCGTTCATTCTGGCAAGGCCGAACAAACGCTTCTTTGGGAGCAGTACGGAGTTCAGTGCAAGGCTCGTTTGGACTATTGCCGGGATAACACGATCTTTGACGTAAAGACCTGTCAGGATGCTTCGCCTGAAGGCTTTGCAAAGCAGATCGCCAACTTCCAGTACCATGTTCAGGCGGCTCACTATTCGATGGGCTTTCGGCGTATCAAAGGTGAGAAGCTGGATCGCTTCATCTTCATTGCTGTGGAGTCCGACTTTCCGCATATGGTCGGCGTCTATACACTTGACCGCACGTCTCTGATGGCTGGCCAAATGAAGATGGAAGCCGCAGCAAAGGCCTATAGGCAAGTTCTGGACGGGTCTTCAGATCGAAACTATTCAAGCCGCGTTGTTGAATTGAGCGTGCCCACTTGGGCCTTGCCAGAACCATTCTCACGGTGATCCATGAAAAAGAAAGAAATACTAAAGCTTCTTGAGAAGCGTAGGCTTGGGTATGGAATATCAAAGCGTGAGTTCTCCATTCGCGCCAAGCTGTCCCATGCAACCTACGCGTCGCTCTTTAAGCCTAGGCATGAAATGAGCCTGCGGGTTGCAACTGCAATGCTCAAAAGCGTCGGGGCAAGGCTGGAGATCGTTGATGAAACCTAGCTCCTGCATCATTTGCAGCATAGACCCGGGCGCTAAGGGGGCGCTTGCGTTCTTCAATCCCGCAACGGGCGCTTTGGAGCTGGTGGATATGCCAACCGTTGAAGTAAAGCGCGGCGTGAAGACGAAGAACGAAATCAGCCCGCAGATGCTTGCAGGGATTATCAAGGCTCGGTCGCCTTCTGAGGCGGTTGTGGAAAAGGTTGGAGCTATGCCGGGACAGGGTGTCTCGTCTATGTTTCAATTTGGGCGCGGCGTTGGGATGCTTGAAGGGGTTCTGGCAGCGCTGGAGATTCCTGTCACCTATGTTGCGCCGCAGAAGTGGCAGAAAGACGTTGGGGCAAGGTCTGGAAAGGACGGAAACCGGCAGCGTGCTGCGGAGCTATTCCCGGCTTATGCTTCCAGCTTTGCTCGGGTGAAGGATGATGGGCGGGCAGATGCGGCGCTCATGGCATGGTGGAGGGCGACAAATGGTAAGTGATTACGAAAAGGCTCACCCAAATTCTGTGGCTTTGGCGTTCAAAGCATTGGAGCAATTCGATGGCCATCCTGTTGAGATTGCCCTTCCCGCGCTCATAGTCTTGGTGTCCGAAATCGTCTCGCAGCTTACCGACGACAGCCGAGAGGTTGAGAAGATCATGCAAGGCATCGCTGATTCGGTGTTTATGAACTGCGCTGAGATTGAGAAAAGCGTCAGCACCGTCAACTAATCCCCGCCTTGGGGGTTCCAAGGCATAAAGCAGAGAAAGTCAAGAACATGGCACTTGGTATGAAGTTCGACACGTCCGGCACTGGTCGTAAGTATATTCCCTTTGTGAAGTTTGACGCGAAGTCAGGCGATTTTCTAATCGTCAACAGCGTGCCGCAGTCGGACGGGACATGGGAAAAGTCTGAAATCGAGCTTAAGCTTCCGACTCATGCCGTCTGCGACTTCGCAAACATCGAAATCGGCTGGATCGGGTTTATCGACGGCAAGTTCGAGCATGTAATGGCCAAGGCAGGGGAAAAAATGCCAGCCTGTCCTAGCCAAGAGCATAAGCAGGGCATACGCCTGCGCATGTTCTTTAAGGAGCATGGCTTGCGCGAGTTCACGCACACGTCAAAGAATGTCCTTCGCGTGATCGACGCTATTCACACCGAGTTCGAAGCCGGAGCTGCGGCAAACCCCGGCAAGCTTCCGGTTATTGCGATCACTGGCACCGAAACCATCAAGATGCAAACCAAGCAGGGCGAACTTCGCTTCAAGGTTCCTGCTATGGAGATTGCAAAGTGGGTGGAGATGCCGGTGGAAATGAAGGAAGCTGCGGCTTCTGCCCCTGAGCCTGCAAAGGTTTCGTCGCAAGCCAAGCCTGTTGCGGATATTGACGACGACTTCTAATAAAAACGGGGGCGATGGGCGGGAGAAGCTCACCATCGCCCCCTAGCCGCGCAGGAAGGGGAAGGGACACGGCAATGTCGAGTATATCAGAAAACAAATTCAGTCATAGCACTTCCATTACTTTAGGCATTGCCACGGGCGGCGCTACAGACGTTAAGCTCAAGCCTACTTTGTTCTCTTGGAGCGCATTCAAGGACCGGCTTCGTTCGCCTCGTATCGGGGAGAAGGGTGGCAGCTATTACATCCGAGGCGGCGACCTGATCGAGAACAAGCGCTCAGATGAAAACCTTCGCACTGGTGAATTGATCGTCTTGGATGGCGATTGCAGCTTCGACCCTGAAACCGGTGAGATCATAAACGGGGCTCCCGATCTTAATCTGGTTTGCGCTGCGCTCACTGAGATGAACATCACGTTTTGCGCTCATACGTCCCACAGCTACGTGCCTGGTTCAATCTGGAAGTATCGGGTTCTGATACCGGCAAAGCTTGACAGCGGTGAGACCCTGACAGCCTGCGTCAACTATTTGATCGACAGCCTTGTTGCGCGAGGGATCCACCTTGCGGACGTGCCGGAGAACCATCGCTGGTCGCAGCCTTGGTTTACGTCTCGCGTCAAGGATCGCCGTGCGGCTGAAGAGTTCTTATTTTTCGAACATACTGGCGATGTCTTCGACACATACGGCGCAGTATTATGGAACGATAAGCGTGTCTTGGCGGCCGAGGCTACGGAGAAAGCTAGGGCATGGCCTTTGGAAGCGGGGGCAAGATATAGTGGCGGGGCTATTAATGACTTTAACAAGTCCGCAAGCCTAAGCTATGTCCGCGGCGTTCTTGAGGGCGCAGGATATCGCTTTGGTTACTTCGACCGCACCCATGATGCTTACCGCTACATGCGCCCAGGCTCGTCGACCAAGACCTTTGGAGTCGTGCTATTTAAAGGGTCGCTTGGGGACTGGTGTACGTACTCGCATCACGGCAGCGCAGATAGGCTATCTGGAAAGGTCTGCGATCCGTTCCAGCTCGTGGCTGAATTGCGCTATGGCGGTGATCTGAAAGCTGCGGCAGCTGGCGTGTTGAAGAAGGCGGAAAAGCCGTCGGTCGTGGAGCAACTCGCACAACGCGCAGAGCAACGTAACCTTGAGCGAGAGACAGAGGCGTACAATTTGGAAGGCGTGGAGACAGAGGCGCCAGCCTCTAGTGATCCAACCATGTTCGATGCTGGACCGGCAAAGGAGTCGGAGAAGGTTAAGCGCCGCATAGAGCTTATCAAGTGGGGGGAGTTGCGCGACGAGCCTATCCGTTGGACGATTAAGGATATTCTGCCAGCCAACAGCTTCTGCGCTCTCTACGGGCACCCCGGATCATACAAGAGCTTTGCAGCCTTCTATCTTGCGTGCTGCATCGCTGGCGGCCTCGAAGCGTTTGGAAAGCCCAGCGTGCAAGGTCCGGTTGTGTACATAGCGCTGGAAGGTGGAGCAGGCCTGAAGCGTCGGCGGGATGCTCTTAAGAAGTCAATGGGCCTGCCCGAGGACTTGCCGTTGTATTTTATCAAGACGCAACTAAACCTTGGCAGTACTTTAGAGGATCGTGACGCAGTGGTCGCTGAAATCCTGCGCCTAGATGTCAAGCCCTCTCTCGTCATTATTGATACGTTCGCCAGAGCGACGCCAGGATTAGAGGAAAACAGTGCGAAGGACGTAGGCTCGGCGATCACGATTATGTCATCAATGCAGGATGATCTAGGGTGCGGCGTGCTTATCATTCACCATTCCGGCAAGGATCAGGCGAGGGGTATGCGCGGTAGCTCTGCCTTGCTGGGTGCGGTTGACCTTGAACTTGAGTGCCAAAAGATAAGTGCAGAAGGCTCAACGGACCGCGTCGGCAAGCTCACGATCACAAAGCAAAAGGATGGCGAGGACGGAATCGTTCTTGGCTACCGAATGGACGTCGTGGCGCTATCGCAGATTGATCCGGAGGCTACATCTTTGGCACTTGTTCCGATTGACGAGAAAGAACTCCAAACTGCATCGACGCCTAAATCAGCCAAGGCTGAAAAGCTGCGGGCCGATGCTAAGGTTGCCATGCAGGCTTTAGATCAGGCCATTTCAGAACACGGGGAGCAGCCGCCCATAGGTGACAGAGCGCCAAGAGGAACCAAAGCCGTGCGAGAAGCCTTGTGGCGTGATTATTGGCGCAAGATCACAACAAAAGAGGGCGGATCGGAGCGTACCGGTTGGGCAAGAGCAAAAGAAAATCTTGTGGAAGGATGCAAAGCAGCTCACTGGGGCGAATATTGGTGGATCATCAAGGACGAAGAAAAGCCCTCTATTCCGTTTGAGGATTAGAGGGCTTTGAGGGTCTTATGTGGCTGTAGCCTATGGGCTACATTTGGCCCGGCGACACACTGATTGGTGTTTTTATCTTAGACTTGGCCTTGTTAGCATTACGCTTCGCGCGTCGTGCTTTCAAGGCCATTGTTATTTGAGCTACAGCGCCCACCGATAGGTTGGCCGTTGACCTTGTATCGCACCAGCGCCTAACTGTTCGCTCATTGGCTCCAGCAAGCCTTGCAAGCTCCAGCTGGCTAATGCAGAGACGTGCAAGCTCTTCCCTCAACTCTTGCGGCGTCATGTGTTGCCCCTTGCGCCCTTAATGGCCCGAATTGCGTTTGCGTACACGTCCGGGTGAATATGCTCAGTAGGGATCGTCTTAATCATGCGCTCCAAAGCCGTGAGAAGCTCAGGGGCGGCAGCTTGCAGGGTTTCGCGCTTATGGTCGTCTGATTGGGAGTTGCTCATTGTCTAGGCTTCCTCTTGTTCTGGATAGGCTTCCATCATGCGCTTGGCGATTTCATAAAAGTTCACTTGAAGCAAAAACGCGCGAGCCCAACCACGGGCAAATCCTTGCGTGTTTTCGTTAACATAATCTTGAGCATAGCCTCGCAGGCACTCGGTAAGGTCTCCAACGTCGATCCACTCATCTTCAAAAATTTCGTTAGGGTCCATCTTGCTGAAAAGCTCGCTATTGACCTGCCAAGTTGAGAAGTTAGGCCAGCCGTTATATCCAAATTCGCGCATTTTCTTCCCCTGTGATTGCGATTCAGTAAACCGGAATGCCGCGTGAATAGTAGGCGTCGGCATCTTTGCCAGCTGGAACGTCGTCGGGGCGGAGCAGGTAAAGAGCGCATCCGCGCGGGTCGCCTTGGACAAAGGTCTTAAGTTCTGGATAGCACGCCATGATCTTCTCAAGCCGCTTCAGCGCGCCACGCTCACGATCAGGAGCGCGGCAAATTTTGCGACCTGTGTTCGTGTTATGCCAGAACGGAAGCCCGTCTCCACGGTCGCCGTCGCGCTGGATTGCGCCATTGCATTCATGCTCATACCAGCGGCGGAGCGTCATGCTAATCCGGCGCAACGTCTTTGCGTCTTCAAAGGCTACGCCTACGCTGGCGATCTGGCCAAGGTTGTTTGAGTTGCTCATTGTGTCTTCCCCTTGTTTGCGCCATGTGCGCCGAATCAACAAAACCAGAATAGGCCAGCTCGCCCTATGCTGTCAACTACCATTTGCAATAAGGCTGAAAACGTGCGAAAGTTTTTTCGCGGAAAAGGATGGTTGCAGCTTGGTCTTGAGCGTTACAAAAAGCGTATCAAAAAGCGTCACAAGCGTATCAAAAAAAGTGGCGCGGCATAAGCTAAAGCGTTACGTATCAACACAAACACTATAGTGTTGTGTTGATACGCTCGCAAAAGCCGGGGAAAGCGTATCAAAAATTCTGTAACGCATGAGCTTAACAGTAAGGGGAAGAGAACATGGCAAAGCCAACAAAGAAGCCGCCTAAAACAATTGTCACGCCGATTGAAGCGCCTGCGGATTGTTATCAGGAAATTCAGGAGCCGCTGCGGGTGCTGGAGCAAACCGAACTCTACCTTTCCCGCATGTACGGTCTAGTTAATGTTTTGCGCTTTGCTGGCGTGGAGTGGGCTCAAAAGCTTGGGCAGGCAAAGGACGACGTTACACGAAAGGTCAACCGGCCAGACAGGGAAGCCGCAGCTCAAGCTATCGCCCGTGTCGTGAAAGGTTGGGGAGTATTAGAGCGCAAAGCGCTTGATGCAGGCCTAACAGTGCTGCCGCCCGACATTGTTTCGACGATTTACCGGGGGCGTGAGGTTTGGATAGTGACTGGCTCTGGATATGACAAGGCAATGGCCCAAGCGCCAGAAGGGGTTGAAACGTTGCATATAGGCGAGCTGCTTGCAGCGTATTCTATCGTCGCAGAGCGTGCGCGCATAGAGGCCATTAAGGACGCGTTTCCCGGCGCTCAGCTGGTTTCTGGTACCATACCTGCCGGAGGCGACGAGATTCCGTTCTAGTGGCTTCCTAGAGGCCTTAGCGTCGATTGCATAAAGAAACCCCGAAAGCTTTCGCCTCCGGGGTTTTATATTGCGGCAGCATTGCCTACGGCGTTGCAATCCAGAGAAATAGCAGAGCGCCGACGATTGCACAGAAACCAGCGGCGGCGATTGCCTCTTTGATTGTCTCGTTCATTGCGCGCCCTCCAAAGCTTTAGCAACTGCCGCAAGTGCTACGGCTTCATAGTCAACAGGTTCAACCTTCGCAGCTGGCGTAGGATTGCCAAAGGCCCAGGATTTAGCAGGTCCAAAACGATCCGCAGCAACACGCATCGGCATTAGTATGCCAAAGTATGATAAGCCACTTTCGTCATCATAACCGTTCACGATTGCAGGGTTCTGGCCATTATAGCAGATCACGGGCTGGCTATGATCTTTGGCGTTGTGAAGTAAAGCGAAAGCTTTCCCGAAGTCTAATACGTATTCAGGGTTGTATTGAGCGGGTTCGTTGCTGGTCTCTTTAGGTATAATCTGACGCCATTGGGGGAAGGTTCCAACGATTGCGTTTGTGCCCATTGTCTCGCCAACGTACTGGATCGAGATTGCGCCGTTCTCCCCAAGGGTCAATTCGGCAAAGTCTAAGCCCCTGGCAAGCTTGATTTTTTTGATGAACGCAAGCGGAACGATCACGGAAGCGAACGCTGCATCTGGCACAGTCTCGGTCCAGTCCTGCCGCAATACGATTGCGCGATGTCCATCTGTTGCGACCATGAGCAATCCGTCAGTCGAATGCTCTAGGTGAACGCCGTTAAGATAATAACGCGTTTCTTCCGTGCCAGCGCCGATAGAAACAGCCTTGAGGGCGCGAAGGTTAATGGTGAAGGTTGTCATAATGCTCTCCAGTTGTGTTGCGCCGTAGCGCGTTGGGGTAGGGTAGGAAGGGGCTTTCACCCCTGTTAGATTAAAGGGAAAGAAACTTCATGCAGGCCGCGAAGGTCCAGTCGTCGTCTGAAATTCCATCTAGGTAAGTATTATTGGCTGCATCCTGCGCGCTTTTGCGGGCTTGTGCGGCAGTGTCGTCGTCAAGCCCCAATCCATTGCAAGTCCAAATATCAAACACGCGGGCGGCAGTTTCGTTGAGGCGGGTTTCGAATTCCATTGTCTTTTCTCCAGTTGCGCCGTAGCGCGTTTCCATGAGTTGAATATAGGGCGAGTCGCCCTGCGCTGGCAAGGATTATTTTATGGTTAAGCTGAATTATTTTTGAGGCTGGCGAGGATTGTGTTAGATAACAATGGGTTATTGAATTTAAAAAAGAATGGGGACTAGGAATGAGCGCCGATCAAATCCCAAATGGTGAGATTAGAAAGCCGAAACGAAATGCGAAGGGCCAACTATTGCCGGGCGAGAAGCTGAATGGGTCCGGCTTAGAGCGCTACAAAGCCCGCATGAAGAATCAGCTTGACCAGCTAACGCCGCGTGCGATCGCAAGGCTTGGCCAACTCATTGATTCTGATAGCGATCAGGTCGCATTAGGTGCCGTCAAAGAAGTCCTCGACCGCAATCTTGGCAAGGTCAAAGCATCCATCGACCTTAAGGTCGAGGCGTCACTATCAGACCTGCATCTCCAAGCGCTCGAAGAGCTGGCGAACCGTGCTCACGTCGCACGAGCGGGACGCATGATCGACGTGACGCCAGCGCCCGCATCATCGCCTACGGCAATGCCAGACTTGATCGAAGCTATTGTCCATAGTGACGATAGTGTTTAGCGCGGACGTGGCTATGGAGCTACAGCTTCGTTTGTGCTGGACATGGACTTGAGCATATACCCCCCCCCCGGTCGGCCGGAGGCGGGGTGCGCTTGCTAATGCTACCCCACCACACCCACACACACTAAATTTCTTATTATAAGGACACAATGCCCTACACGACACACAAGATAACACGAGCGTAAGCGTTACAAAAAGCGTATCAAAAAGCGTATCAAACGCATCAAACGCGCCAAACGGTCTACAGCCAAGCGCGCCGTATCAACACAAACACTATAGTGTTGTGTTGATACGCCCCGCTTTTAGCCCCGAAGCGTATCAAAATGGTGCGACCCCCCTACCCCCTCCAAAATGCCGGAGGCACACGCTGTAGCAAAAAAATAAAAAATCTTTAATCTATCAAAATTAAGTAGGAGGAGTTGCCGTGGAAGAACAGGATGTCGTTTACGAGACTGTTGTGGTAAAGTCTCAGCGCGCTCAGCTCTGTGACAGTCTGATTGATCTTGCCAAGAGTGTTGACCTTTGCCGTGATCTGGAGGCTCGGGCGTTTTTGTTGCAGGCGATGAGTTCCGTGGTCTACGAGCTTAATCCGCCGAAGGGGGAACTTCGTGACATCAAAAAATCAAAATAGCTTTTCGCTGTTTGTCGATGCCTACAGAAACGACCCTGTGAGCTTTGTGACTGAGGTGCTTGGGGCGAAGCCTTTGCCGTGGCAGGTCAGCTTTCTTGAGGCGATAGCAAGAGGCGAGCGGAGAATATCGGTACGAGCTGGGCACGGTGTTGGAAAGTCCACAGCTTGCTCTTGGGCGCTTATCTGGCACATGGTGACTAGGTACCCCCAGAAGTCGGTTGTCACGGCTCCTACAGCTTCCCAGCTCTTTGACGCGTTGTTCTCTGAGTTGAAGGCGTGGATCAACAAGCTGCCGCCAGCTCTTCAGGAGTTGTTTGACGTTTTTTCCGACCGCATAAACATGAAGGCGTCGCCAGAGTCTAGCTTCATCTCGGCTAGAACATCATCCGCTGATAGGCCTGAGGCCTTGGCTGGTGTTCATAGCGAACACGTTCTTCTGGTTGTGGACGAGGCGAGTGCTATCCCGGAGTCTGTGTTTGAAGCTGCCGCAGGCTCGATGTCGGGACACTCCGCCACCACAATCTTAATCTCGAACCCTACGCGCAACTCAGGGTTGTTTTACCAGACGCACCATACTCTGGCTTCTGACTGGTTTCGCATCCATGTTTCGTGCGTGGATAATCCTCTGGTCAGCTCCGACTTCGTGAGGCAGATCAGCACGACCTATGGGGCAGAAAGCAACGCCTTCCGTATTCGCGTTCTAGGGGAGTTTGCAGCCTCAGACGACGATACCCTTATACCGGCAGCCTTGGTTGACTCTGCCCGGCTCAGGGACGTTCCTACAAGCGCTAGCGACCCTTTGATCTATGGGCTGGACGTAGCGAGGTTTGGAACCGATAGAACAGCACTTTGCAAGCGCCGTGGCAATGTTGTGCTTGAGATTAAGTCTTGGGGTGGCTTGGACCTGATGCAGACTGTTGGTCAGGTTGTGAATGAGGCGAAGTCTGACAAGCCTGACGAGATATGCGTAGATACGATTGGCTTGGGTTCTGGTGTGGCTGACCGTTTGCGCGAGATGGGCTACAATGTCCGTGACGTGAATGTTTCCGAAAGCTCGGCCATGAACCCTAATGCAAACAAGCTGCGGGACGAGCTGTGGTTGTCTGTGCGTGATTGGTTGGACACGAAAGCAGTGAAGCTGCCGCCAAACGAGAACTTGAGGCAAGAGCTTGTCGCGCCTAGGTATAGCTTTACGAGTTCCGGCAAGATTGTGGTAGAGTCCAAGGACAGCTTGAGAAAGCGTGGTATGCGGTCTCCGGACCTAGCGGACAGCTTATGCTTAAGCTTCGCCGGAGTTGCTGCGGGGGTTGGTGGTCGGGCTTTGGCTTGGAAGCCGGGTAAGCCCTTGAAGCGCAGGATCGGAGGAATTGTGTGATGGCTAAAACTCCAGCTTGGCAAAGGTCAGAAGGTAAGAACCCCAAGGGGGGTCTAAACGCCAAGGGCCGGGCTTCTGCGAAATCTCAAGGAATGGACTTGAAAGCTCCGGTTAAATCTGGTGATAATCCTCGTCGTGCTTCTTTCCTTGCCCGTATGGGCGGTATGCCGGGGCCAGAGCGTGATGAAAAAGGCAAGCCAACACGTTTACTTTTATCGCTGCAAGCGTGGGGTGCGAGTTCAAAGGCGGATGCCAAGGCCAAGGCGAAAAATATCTCCGCGCGAAATAAGGGAAAATAGCGTAGTCTTTGCGTCAAGTCCTGATGCGTGATAGATTTCGCCAAATTCCATAGGAGCTGTAGCCATGTCCGGTCCCGGTGTTCAGGCAAGTATTCCCACTTACGCTGAAGCAATTACGAAGTCCGATACTGTTTCCAACGCCTTTTCCTACATTTATGTTGGTGGCGCGGGCGATGTTGCAGTCCAGACTGAGGATGGCCAGACTGTGACGTTCACGGCGGTTCCTGTTGGTCAGTACATCTGGATTCGGACCCGTAAGGTTCTGGCTGCGACCACTGCAACGAGCCTTGTAGGAATGCGCTAATGCTTGTCGGGATGCGGTCTACCCTGCTTTCGAGCGTTCCGGCTGCACCGATTAATGTTGTTGCGCCTTTTGTTTCTGGAACAACTGAGGTTGGCCAAACCCTGTCTGTAACGACCGGCTCTTGGAGCGGTGTTCCTTATCCGACCTTCGCGTATCAGTGGCGTGCTGGCGGTGTTGATATACCCGGAGAGACGGGTACGACGCTGCTGCTCACCTCTTCCGAGTTGGGCGAGCTGATTGACTGCGTTGTGGCGGCTACGAATACCGAAGGGTCTGCATCTCAAGCCTCCAATCAGGTCGGTCCTGTAACAGCCGCCGTGACTGCCAATGCGTTTTTGCTGGAAAGCGGAGACTACCTACTTCTTGAAACCGGCGATAAACTTCTTCTGGAGCAAGCATAATGGCTGACGAAAAGCTCACAAGTCTCACTGCCCTTGATGCGTTTGCTTCGGGCGATCTTCTTTATTCCGTCGATGATCCTGCCGGTACGCCTGTTTCCAAGAAGGCAACCATCGATCAGGCGAAGCAGTTTATTGTTGGCGATGGCTCTGTCTCTGTTGCCTCTGGCAAGACGCTGACCTCTTCCAATACGCTGACGCTGGCGGGCACTGACGGAACAACAATGACGTTCCCGTCTACGTCTTCCACGGTCGCTGGACTTGGTGTTTCGCAGACCTTCACGGCGACCCAGACGATTACTCCGGCTGTTAACACTTCAGCAGTCATCGGCTCCGGCTACTCCCTCACCGGCTCCGCAAACGCATCCTTCATGGACCTTGCGGGGACGTGGAACACGTCCGGCACGCCGACTGCTATAAAGCTCAACATCACCGACACGGCTTCCAATGCAGCGTCGCTGCTGATGGATTTGCAAGTAGATGGGGCGAGTAGGGTTTTTATTGATAAATCGGGGCGAACATACAGTAAAATTCCCAGTTCCAACGCATCTACTAATTTTTCTGGGGAACGAAATGCCACAGGTAATTTCCTTGAAGGGCGCTGGGGTGCATCTTTTATCATCTCGGCAGTTGGTGTTACCTCAGGGGCGCCTTTTGTCAGAGTTTCGTCGGACGGTATTTTTCAGTGGAATAGTACGACTCTTTCGGTGTCCAGTCCTGACCTAACGCTTCGACGCCGTGGCACGGCTAACTTGCAACTTGGTGCAGCCGACGCAGCCGCACCTGTAGCCCAGACGCTCTCTGTCCAATCCGTCGTTGCAGGCACCACGAACACCGCTGGCGCTAACCTCACCATCACGGGCTCGCAGGGCACCGGCACGGGCGCTGGCGGCTCCATCATCTTCCAAGTTGCGCCTGCGGGCGGGTCCGGCACTGCGCAGAATGCGTTGGCCAGCGCCATGGTTATTGATAGCGCAAAAACCGTTCGTGTTGGTACTGGATATACGGTGGCTACCCTCCCAGCGGCAGGAACAGCGGGGCGTAGAACCTACGTAACCGACGCAACAGCGCCAACTTTTCTTGGTGCCCTTGTTGGTGGTGGCTCAACTGTTTGCCCTGTGTTTGATAACGGAACTGCTTGGGTTTCTGCCTGATTCAGCGGATTAGAGGAAAAAATGACCAACACCTATCAATGGGCCGTGAACCAGATGACCGCCTATCCCGAGTACGCGGGCGAAACCAACGTCGTCTTCCAAATCTCATGGGTATGTTCAGCAACTGACGGGACATACAACGCAGCGGCTTATGGCACCGTCGATGTCACCTATGTCGCTGGCACGCCATACACGCCCTACGACCAGATCACCTTGGAGCAGGCCAATAGCTGGGTGGCGAACGCGCTGGGCGAAGAAGGTATCGCTAAGGCGTATGCGGATTGCGATGAAGCTATCGCTGCCCAGCAGGTGCCGGATCAGCCTGTAACGCCACCATTGCCTTGGAATGTCCCGACGCCTGCGCCAGAGCCAGAAGAAGAGGCGGCGTAATGAAAAAGCAGGTATGGGATACGCCGGACCCAACAAAGAAGGACAAGAAGCTGTCGCCTAAGCAGAAGTCGTCTGCAAAAGCGATGGCGAAAGCCGCAGGCAGACCCTATCCAAATTTGGTCGATAACTTACGGGCCGGAAAGAAAAAGAAATAAATCCACTTCGGGAGAGTGAGATGGAAAAGAGCATTACGATATGCGTTCCGGCGCGAGATATGGTCAATACCGGTTTTGCAATGGACCTAGCTATGCTGTCCGCTCATACCTATTCTGATATTGCTCCGGGCTACAAGTTCAACATCAGCATGGTCAGCGGGACGCTGATTGCGGACCAGAGAACCAAGCTGGTTCAGACTGCATTGTCTCAGGGCAGCGACTACATCCTGTTCCTTGACAGCGACATGCGGTTTCCGGCTGATTTGGTCTCAAAGCTGGTTAAGCATGACAAAGACATAGTTGCCTGCAACTACGCTACCCGCCGCAAGCCAGTCAAAACTGTAGCGTTCAGCGATTTTTCGTCACTACAATGTATATACAGCCATGGCCAAACTGGGCTCGAAGAGGTTGATGCTGTCGGAATGGGGGCCATGCTGATTAAGACGAGCGTCTTCAAGAAGCTGCCGATGCCGTGGTTCAACATCAGCTATCTGCCGACCGGAAAGATATACATTGGTGAGGACATATACTTCTGCAAGCTTACTCAGGCTCATGGGTATACAGTCTACATAGACCATGACCTATCCCAGAGAGTCGGGCACACGGGGTCCATAGACTTCTGGAATCAAGACGCAGAAGAAACGCGCCAAGAGAATGTTCAAGTTCTGAACAAAGAAGGAGAAACTGCATGAAAATGAGCAAGAGCGACAAGATCATGAGCCAGACAATGAGTGAGTACAAAGCTGGTAAGCTCAAGTCTGGAATTAATCCCAAGGGGCCGAAGAAAGCTCCAATGGCTAAGTCGCGAGATCAGGCCATTGCCATTGGTTTATCAAAGGCTGGAAAGTCAAAGAAGAAATGAAGCATTATTACATGGGCATCCAAGGCTGGTTTAACTTTGAGGAGCCGTATCGCGACGCCGTGCGTGAGGCCAAGGATGGTTCCGTGTTCGTCGAACTCGGCTGCTGGAAGGGGCGATCTTCGTGCTTTCTGGCAGTTGAGGTCGTCAATAGCCAGAAAGACATTAAGCTAAACTTTGTGGATCACTGGAAAGGTTCTTCTGAGCCCCAGCATGAGTCCGATCCAGAAAAAGACGTAATCTTCTCGATCTTCACCAACAATCTGTCTAAGGCTGGAGTGGCCCACTCGATCTTCAGGACGAGTACGGTGGATGCTGCCAGCCTGTTTGAAGATAACAGCGTTGACTTCATTTGGGTTGACGCGGGACACGAATACAGTGAAGTTAAAGCAGACATAGAGGCTTGGTGGCCTAAACTGCGAGTTAATGGCGTTATGGGTGGTGACGATTTGCCCATGAATGGTGTAAAACAAGCAGTTGCAGAGAAGTTTCCGTACTACGAAGCCGGTTCAAAGAACGGGTGGCAGTGGTGGCGAGTTAGAAAGAGGTCTTAGGCATGGCTACAAGGGGCATTTCTCCGGGGCGATACAATCCTAGCCTCATTCCCCAGCGTTCTGACGCTGCTGTTGGGCGCTCCTATAACACTGAGACCGGTAGATTGACCTCTGAGGAAGAGGACGAGAACGGCTACGAAGAGCCGATGGACGATAATGAGTTCAAGTATATCGTCGCTCAAGCCATTGAAGATGCCGGGACCTACATAGACAGCTATCTTGCGCCTGAGCGTGAGCGAGCGATGGCGTACTATCTTGCTGAGCCGTTTGGCGATGAAGAGGATGGCCGCTCTCAGGTTGTCTTAACCGAGGTGCGTGACACCATCCTTGCAATGCTGCCGTCCTTGCTTCGCATCTTTACCAGCGGCGACAAGATACTTGAGTTTATTCCCAATGGCCCCGAAGATGTTGCCGCAGCAGAGCAAGCGACTGACCTGATTAACTACATCTTCATGCAGGAGAATAACGGATTCCGTGTTCTGCATGACTCGATGAAAGATGCACTTATTCTGAAGACCGGCGTCCTGACTTGGAACAAGTTCGACGACATATCTGCTGAATACTACGCCTATAGTGGCCTGACGCAGGATGAGGTTGGCTATATCCTGAATGATCCTGACGTTGAGCTTGAGTCGCTTTCGGAAGAAATCGACATGCTCACGGGTGAGACAAAGATTGCCATGCGCATTGTTCGCCGTAAGGTGAAGGTGCGTTATGTTATTGAGTGCATCCCTCCTGAGCAGTTCTTGATCGACAACGAGGCCACAAGCCTTGATGACGCGATCTATATTGGTCGCCGCAAGCTTGCCACAATCTCCGAACTTGTAGCCATGGGCTATGACAAGGAAATCATTGAAGAAAACGCCGGAACTGGCGGGTTCGAGATGAATGGCGAAGTGATTGTTCGCAATCCTGCCGACCAGTCGTTCTTTGGCATTGCCGGAGCAAACGACGAGGCTACTGACAAGGTATTCTACGTCGAGAGCTACATTAGGCTGGACAGGGATGGCGACGGCATTGCTGAGCTGCACAAGGTTTGCAGTGTTGGCAACGGAACCTACATCCTTCACAGCGAGGTTGTTCAGGAAGCTCCGTTTGCGATTCTGTCACCTGATCCGACGCCTCACACAATCTTCGGGCAGTCTGTTGCTGACCTGACGATGGATTTGCAGCGCATCAAGTCCGCCATCATGCGCAACACGCTTGATAGCTTGGCCCAGTCCATTCACCCACGAACGCTTGTGGTTGAAGGTCAGGTCAACATGGACGACGTGATGAACAACGAGACGGGGGCAATTATCCGCGCTCGTACGCCCGGCGCCGTTGTTCCTTTCTCCACTCCGTTCGTTGGCCAGTCAGCGCTTGGCGTCATGGCTTATCTGGACGAGATCAAGACGCAGCGTACTGGCATCTCTCGTGCGTCTCAGGGGCTCGATGCGGACTCGCTCCAGTCTACAACGAGTTCTGCCGTTCAGGCCCAGCTGTCGTCTTCTCAAGAGCGCATCGAAATGATTGCGCGCTTGTTTGCCGATGGCCTGAAGCGCTGCTTCAAGGGTGTTTTGAAGTTGGTGATCCAGCATCAAGACAAACCAAAGATCATCCGTCTGCGCAATAAGTTCGTGCCCATTGATCCCACAGGGTGGGACAGCTCAATGGACATGATTGTCAACATTGCACTTGGTCGTGGTTCTGATGCTCAGCGTGCGGCATTCTTGTTGCAGATTTTGGGCCTTCAGAAAGAAGCGATTGAGAAGTATGGACCAAGTAATCCTCTTGTGTCTCTTGAGCAGATGCGCGGGACGTTGGCTGATCTGACAAAGCTTGCTGGATATATGGACCCTGCCAAGTTCTGGAAGGAAGTTAGCCCAGAGTCCGTTGACCAGTTCATGCAGCAGATGCAGCAGGGTAACGACAAGCCCGATCCAGCTGAAATGTTGGCTCAGGTTGAGACCCAGAAGACGCAGGCAGACATTATCATCAATGCTGCGAAGCAAGAGCTTGAGCGCCAGAAGGCCGCGGCTCAGGCCGACTTCGACCGTGACAAGCTCTACATCGACTCAATCCTGAAAGCGGCTGAGATACAAGCCAAGTACGGGGCTCAGGTCGATATGGCTGTCATCAAGGGCGAGGTTGATCGGCAGCGGACTGAAATACAAGAGATGTTTAAGACAGCTCAAGTTCAGCAGCCGATGCAGCCTGAGCCAGGGATGATGTAATGGCAACCTACGAGCAGGAAGAGCTTTGGCGGTCTGCGAAGGCGCTTGTTAATGACAAGGCCACGCAGGCCGTACTTAAGAGATTACAGGACAGGGTTGTCGCAGACTGGATGGGGTCAACCCCGGAGGCTGTGACAAAAAGGGATGATGCGTACCACATGGTTCGCGCCATAGCTGCGTTCAGAGACGAGCTAACTGCCCTCGCGGCAGAGCCGTCAGTCATGCAGTTTAACAGACGCTTGAACAGAGCGTAACAATGGAGTATATATATGTCAGAAGCCGAACAATCGCGGCCTAGCGAACTCGGTTTAGCGGATGCCGCTACGGCAATTCTTGGTTTGATGGACGGCCCTGAGCCGCAACCAAAGCCCCAGAAGAGCGTAGAGGACAACGCCGAAGTCGAGGAGACAGAGGCGGCGGCGGACGAAGATATTGAGGCTTCATCTGAGGACGATCAGGCATCTGAGGATTATTCCGAGGATTCGTCAGAAGATGAGGAGTCAGAGTCTGTCGAGGCGGCTGAAGATAATGAGGACGACGCTCCGGCGCTTGACTCTCTTGTCACCGTTAAAATTAACGGCAAGACACAGAAGGTCACTCTCAAGGAAGCGATTGACGGTTATCAGAGGCAGGCCGATTACCAAGGCAAAACGCAGGCCCTTGCAGAGCAACGGAAAGCGTTTGAAGCAGAACGTAGGCAGTCGGAGGAATATCGGAACTATTACGCACAGCAGCTTCAGGTTTTGGACCAGCAATTGCAGCAAATCCTGCCGCAAGAACCCAACTGGGAGCAGCTTCACCGTGACGACCCGATCAACTTTCCGATTATCGAGAAGCAATGGCGTGACCTAAAGGATCGCGCTGCCTATACGCAAGCCGAGCAGGCACGTTTGGCAGCTATTGCGTCTCAAGAGGAGCAAAGGCAGCTTCAACATCTTGTCGCCGAGGGACAAAAGTTCATCGTAGAGAAGATGCCGGAGTGGAAAGACGAAGCAAAGTGGAAGGCCGCGCGCAATCAACTTCGTGAGTATGGTCAAAAGGTTGGCTACACCGCAGAAGAATTGGCTCAGGCATATGATCCGAGAGCTATCGTCCTTCTGGAGAAGGCTAGGCGATATGACGCTTTACAAGCGAACAAGCCAAAGCCGCAGCCGGTTTCAAAGGGTCCAAAGCCCATGCGCGCCGGGAACATCTCCTCTAGCCCCCGCCAGTCTACGGAGATCGCCAAGGTAAAACAGCGTCTCAAGTCATCCGGTAGCGTCAGCGATGCTGCTGCCCTTTTTGGAATGCTCGACTCTAGGAGATAATCATGGCTTCTGTGACCAAAGTTACCACTTACGACAACGCCAACGCCAACCGCGAAGACCTGTCGAACATCATCTACGACATTTCGCCGACTTCAACTCCGTTCATGAACAACATTGGTCGTGACACGGCGTCGAACACCTACTTTGAGTGGCAGGTTGATGAGCTTGCTGCGGCTGGCGCGAATGCGGCTATCGAAGGCGCTGACGCTGGCAATGCCGACTTCACAGCTACTGTTCGTGTTGCGAACTACACGCAGATCAGCCGCAAGGTTATCTCGGTTTCGGGCACTGCTGACAGCGTAAACACTGCCGGTATGCGTACCGTCATGGCCTACGAGACCGCCAAGAAGGCAAAAGAGCTGAAGCGCGATATGGAGTTCATCCTCTTGTCGAATCAGGCGGGCGCTGCCGGTTCTGGCACTTCGACAGCTCGTAACACGGCTGGTCTGCCGACTTGGCTTATCAGCAACTCTGTTGCGAACGGCGCGACGCTTCCTGAAATGTCTGGTTCTGACGGCAATGGCTATCCCGACACTGCTTGGACCAGCCTTTCGACTTCGACGGACGTTGCGTTCACCGAGACGATGTTGAAGACCGCTATTCAGAACGTCTGGGCTGAGGGTGGTGATCCGAAAATCCTCATGGTTGGCCCGTACAACAAGACGGTTGCCTCTGGCTTCTCCGGCCTTGCTGAGCAGCGCGTGAACTACAACGGCGCCAAGCCGTTGAAGATCATTGCGACGGCTGACGTGTATCTCTCGGACTTCGGTGAAGTCGCCATTGTCCCGAACCGCTTCCAGCCCGAGAACTTCGCGTTCGTGCTGGACCCGGAATATGCGTCTGTCTCGTACCTGCGTCCGTTCCGCACCTTCGACATCGCCAAGACTGGCGACTCGGACAAGAAGGAAATGGTTGTGGAATACGGCCTGCGCATCAAGTCTGAGAAGGCTCACGCGGCAATCGCAAACCTCACGGTTTCGGCCTAGTCTAAATAAATGGGCGGCGCGAGCCGCCCATTTACCTTAAGGAATGGGGAACATGGCAGAAGATTACGCTCCCGGATCGTTTGTTCTTGGACGGGATGAATTCACCGGGACCGTTACGAAGATGCACATCAACCACGATGGGGTGATGCACTTCGAGGATTCGGTAGAGATTGACAACATTGCTGAGCAGGCAAGGCAGGAACGTAATGACGCTTCTCGCACTGCAAAGCAGGGGGATATGGTGAAGGTGGCCAGTTTGCCCATGTTGGTCTATCTGGACCTGACAAGGCGTGGTATCCTGCGCGACCGAACAGAGATGCGGAAATGGCTTGCCTCTGACGAGGCTCTTCCGTATCGAACCCACTGGATGAAGAGCTGATGGCGATTATCTCTAATTACGCTACGCTACAATCCACGATTGCCGATTACCTTAATCGCGCAGACCTGACCTCACAAATCCAGACCTTCATTCAGTTCGTCGAGGCTGACATCAATACGCGACTGCGTACGCGCGATATGATTGTCAGGTCCACACTCACGACTGACGAACAGTTTACGTCTCTTCCTGCTGACTTTCTTGAGGCTATTAATCTTCAGGTTGTCGACGGCAAGAGCCCGCTCCGCTTCATTACTCTGGACGAGGCCGACATTGTTAACGCTCGCAAGAACCTGACAGATGTCGGGTTTTACTCGTTAATGAATGGGTCTATTGAGCTTGTTCCTCCGCCTGCCCAAGAGATTGACGTTGAGATTGTCTATTACGGCAAGGTTCCTGCGCTCTCTGAATTGAATACAACCAACTGGCTTTTGACCAAGGCTCCTGACGTGTATCTCTATGGTGCCCTTGCCCATGCTGCGCCTTATCTGATGGATGATCCTCGCGTTCAGGTGTTTGGTCCGGTCTATCTGTCTCGTGTCGAGTCTCTGAATGAGGAGTCTCAGAAGGCTCTGCACAGCGGCTCCCCGTTGGTTGCAAGGACGCGACGAGCCTATTGAGCTTTATGTTAGCGGTCGCCATCACGGTTGCGGCGCAAAACTGAACAGGAGGCTACATGGCCGATTCATTCACAGTAAATTTGAATTTAACCAAGCCTGAGGTTGGCGCATCTCGCGACACTTGGGGGACGAAGCTGAACACCGATCTTGATACGGTTGACGGTGTGTTCAATGCTGCGGGTAACGGCACGTCAGTTGGCTTGAATGTCGGGGCTGGCAAGACCTTGACGGTTGCTGGGACTCTGACGGCAACAGGAACAGCTACCCTGCCTGCGGCGGCAACTGCTGGTGGGGCTACTATTGTTTCCACGACAGCCACGCAGACGTTGACGAACAAGACGCTGACAAGCCCAACAATTAATTCTGCAACGATGACGGCTCCTGCTCTCGGGACCCCGGCATCTGGCGTCTTGACCAATGCTACTGGCCTTCCCCTGACGACTGGCGTTACTGGCGTTCTTCCTATTGCCAATGGCGGGACGAATGCAGCAACTGCTGCTGACGCAAGGACATCTCTTGGGCTTGGCACTGTTGCAGTGGAGAATACTGTTCCTGTCTCAAAGGGTGGAACAGGGCTGACAACGCTCACTGCAAATAACGTCATTCTCGGAAATGGGACATCTGCGCCTTCTTTCGTGGCTCCAAGCACGTCAGGCAATGTTCTTGTCAGCACGGGTACGACTTGGGAAAGCTCTACGGTTCCTGCCCCTGCTGCTCTGTCTACGGCCTCTGGTTCTGCCCCCTCTTACTCCGCGCGCGCTTGGGTTAGCTTTAACGGAACAGGTACGGTTGCTATCTTTGCTGCCGGAAACGTATCTAGCGTCACCGATAATGGTACTGGTGACTATACGGTTAATTTTACCACGACGATGGGCAGCACAAACTATTCGTTCGCTATTTCCAAAAACGACTCCTCTAGCGCTGATGGATTGACGGTTGCGTTTCAGTCGACGTCAATCTCGTCAACTTCTATTCGTCTCTCCGTAGCGGCTCCGGTAAGTGGTCTAAAGGCAGACAGCTCAAGGGTCTGTGTTGCGATATTCATATAGTGGGGACAAAATGAACAAGCGCATCATCTATCCAAATGAGTTTGGTGGCGTCTCGATCATCATTCCAGCAGACTGCGGATTGACGATTGAGCAAATCGCTGCCAAGGACGTGCCGGTAGGTACTCCATACAAGATCATTGATGCTGATGAGGTTCCTTCTGACAGGACCTTTCGCGATGCTTGGGAGTATTCGGAATGATCGTCGTCAACCTTTCTAGAGCGAAATCAATCGCTCATGATGCTCGGCGCTCTGCGCGTGCAAAAGAGTTTGCGCCGTTGGATATTAAGGCCACGATCCCGTCTGAGGGAGCAGCAGCCGAGATGCAGCGGCAGGCTGTGCGCGAGAAGTATGCGGCTGTGCAAGCAAACATTGACGCGGCCTCTGACGTTGATAGCGTAAAAGAAGCTATCAAGGGGATATGAACCAATGAGCGATCACAACCAAGAGGCTGCGAAACTGATTACTGATGGTCTTTCAGTTGTGACTGTTGTTGGAACTTTGGCTGGCTTGCTTCCGGCCATTGCAGCCTTATTCACGATTATCTGGACGGGTATTCGCATATACGAGACGGATACTGTGCAGCGATGGGTGGGCAAGAGATGAGAGAGAAGTCAGAGATCAAGCACGGCAATAAGCCTGTAAACACGATCTTTATCCATTGCAGCGCGACTCGCCCATCATGGTTTGAAAGGCGATCCTTGGCCCTGAAGGTTAAAGAGATACGCCGCTGGCATGTTGAAGAGCGCAAGTGGACTGATATTGGCTACCACTGGATTGTTGACCGTGATGGGTCTGTAGCCAATGGGCGCCCCGAAGGTGTTGCGGGCTCACATGCTCAGGGTCACAATACTGGGTCGATTGGCATCTGCCTGATTGGTGGTCACGGCTCAAGCGAGAATGACCAGTTCAGCGAACACTTCACACCTCAGCAGGATGCTGCTTTGCGTGGACTGATTGAGGACATCAAGCAGCGCACAACGATTACCAAGATACGTGGCCATAACGAGGTTGCAGCCAAGGCTTGTCCGGGATTCAACGTCTCTCGCTGGTACGCCAAGAAGGCTCCTCGCAAGATCGTGCAAAGCACAACGATGCAGGCCAGCGCGACTCAGGTTGTCTCAGGAGCTGTAGGTGGCGTGACTGCGGTATCAGCTCTTGACGGGACTGCGCAGATATTTGCGCTCGTTCTATGCGCTGTGGTCATAGCTGCGGCTGCTTGGGTTATGAGGGAGAGGATCAAATCATGGGTTGGTGGTCATACCTGATCTCTCCTATCGGTCGCTATATAGCGGGGGCAATTGCTGCGATTGTGGTTCTTGGCTCCATTTATGTTAAAATAAGGTCAGACGCTATATCAGAAACTATAGCACTTTCTGACAAAGAGGCTCTGAAGAGGACTCAAGATGCGATTGCTTCTGGTGATGCTGCCGCTACTGATCCTGAACGGCTGCTCGAAGATGATGGACATAGGCGGGACTAAGCCTGCTGCTTGTTCTGTGTGGCGCGATGTTTCGTGGTCATCCAAAGACACTCGTCAAACTATTGTCGAGGTCAAGGTAAACAATGCGCGCCGACAAGGCTTTTGCGAGGGTAGATAATGCCTCTGGTCCCAATTGATGTTCCTCCCGGAGTCGTAAGACGCGCAACCCCGTTGCAGTCTGCGGGGCGCTATTGGGATGCAAACCTTGTTCGCTGGCAGTCTGGGAAGCTTCTTCCTGTAGGCGGGTGGCAGCGTATTACCGAAACTCCTCTGACCAGTACGCCTAGGACAATATTCCCATGGAACACGAACGATGGCGTTCCGCTTGTCCTTATCGGCTGCGATGATGGTATATTTGCGCTTGAGGGAAGCACTTACTCCGATGTGACGCCTGATGGGTTTGTCCCTGCCGAAGCCACAGATGTCGGTGGGTATGGCTCATATGACTTTGGCGCTCTTCTCTATGGTGACGACACTGACCCGACATATCCTCGTCCGCCTTCATCGCAGTTCTTCCCGTCCTTTTCTTGGACGATTGATAACTGGGGCGAAGACGCGCTGGCGGTAGCATCAAGTGATGGTCGGCTTCTTCATTACCAAGAGTCAGAATCGACACTTCACCAAGTTGGCGTGAATAGCATTGTGAGTGCCATTCGCGCATCAAATGTCATTACGGTCACGACAACAGACCATCATGGTTTTGCTAATGGTGACAGCGTTGTCATTGCTGGCGTCAGCGTCTCTTCAATGAATGGAACGTATGTCATTACGTCGGTTCCAACCGATGACACATTCACGTATGCAAACTCTGGAACAAACGCGACAGGAACCGGTGGCACAGCATCGACCTTGATTCCTGTTCCGATCAATAACAGGGGCGTTATTGTCACCACAGAGCGCTATGCTGTTTTGTATGGTGCTGGTGGAAATGCTCGACGTGTCGCATGGTCCAATCAGGAAGACTACACGAACTGGGACTTTGCCAACACGACAACGACGTCAGGCTTTTTGGACCTAGACACAACTGACATCATCATCATGGCGACAGCCGTGCGTGAGGGTATCCTGATTTGGACAAGCAATGAAGCGTGGCTGATGCGCTACATTGGTCTTCCGTTCATCTACAGCATCGAGCGCATTGGCTTTGGGTGCGGATTGATGGCTCCTAAGTCGTTTGCTACCACAGCCGGGCGCTGCATCTGGATGGGTCGTGAGGGCTTTTGGATTTACGACGGCGGTGTTGTGAAGCCTCTCGCCTGCGATGTCGGGGCTTATGTTTTCTCCAATATTGACGAGACATCAGGAATCTCTGTCTCTCATGGCTCAGATAATGGCGTCTTTCCCGAAGCTTGGTTTTGGTACCCATCTGCTGGAAACTCGGTCCCTGACCGGTACGTTGTTTATAATTACTCTGAGGGTTGGTGGTCCATAGGCTCAATGGAGCGCACGGCGGCTGTAGGTGCTGGCATCTTCAGAAACCCTGTTGCGTCCTCTGTTGACGGGACCTTGTACTTCCAAGAGGACGGGTGGACTGACGCTGGCATGCCAATCACAACGGATAGGTATGCCGAAACAGCGTCGATCAACGTCATTGGCGGCAACAATATTGCCAATATCACTCAGGCTATAACCGATGGCGGCACAACCTATGACGCCACTGAGCTGACCATGTACGGAGCGCTGACGCCACAAGGGTCTGAAACATCTTTCGGCCCCTACACTGCTAGGCCAGACGGCTACACTGATGTTCGAGCCTATGGCCGTGACTTCAGGGTGAAGATTGCTGCGACAAAGGACGAAGAGTGGAGCGTTGGCCAGATCAGGCTTGATATTAAGCCGGGAGGGCGTCGATGAGAGCCAATCTTCCTCCGGCTCCTGACAGGTATGATGCAGCTTATTTCACTCGTGGATTTGCTGCTCTTGACCGCATTATTGACTTCTCGATCACTAAGACCGAGGCTGTCCAAGGCGTGCTTCTTCTATCTCCGGGCGGTTTGGTGTATAAGCTTACGGTAGAGGATGATGGAACTCTAACGACAACTTCGGTGCCTCTTGGACAATCCGGCGCAACTCGTTTCTAAAATGGAAAAGGCATTGCGCCTGTCTGGTGATACGCACTCCGTACAGGATGTGCTTGAGGCGCTAAAGACAGGCGAGATGCAGGCATTCTGGAACGACACGTCTGTTGTGATTACTGAGGTTGCAAAGACACCGAGGAAGCAGTTTGTTAGCATCTTTCTGTCTGCCGGTGATCTTGATGGCGTCATGGCTTTGCATGACAAGATTTATGACTGGGCAGAAGAGAGCGGCTACGACTTTGCAAGAATACTTGTCCGCCCCGGCTTCATGCGACTTCTTGAGCGCAAGGGCTGGAAGAAGCGTCAAATCGTGATGGAGCTAGATTTCAATGGGCGGTAGTACACCTTCTGCACAGACTGTAACCAGCAAGACCGAGCTTCCTGCGTGGCTTGAGGATGTGACCAAAGAGAACCTTGCGAAGGCGCAGCAGATTGCTGATCGGCCTTATGAGGCGTATGGTGGCCAGCTTACGGCTGGATTTACACCTACGCAGCAGCAGGCGTTTGAATATGGTATTTCTGGCATAGGTCAGCAGGCTCCAAATTATCAAGCAGCCCAGCAGGCAGCAGCAGGAGCAGCGGCGTATCAGCCACAGAACGTCACCGCACAGAACTTCTTGCAGGGTGATATTAGCGCGTACATGAACCCGTATATACAGAATGTCGAGGATCGGGCGATTGCTAATGCGCAGCGCTCAGCTCAGATGAACATTAATCAGCTTGGAGCCAGTGCTGCTCGTTCTGGTGCGTTTGGCGGTTCTCGCCTCGGCGTTGCAGAGGGCGTTGCAGCAGCAGAAGCCGCCCGTGGCGTTGGTGACTTGTCCGCTCAGCTTCGCTCTCAGGGCTTCCAGCAGGCTCAGGGAATCATGTCTGCGGATCAGGCTCGCGCGCTTCAGGCTGATCTCGCAAATCAGCAGGCAGGCTTGCAGGGCGGGCAGCTCAATCTTCAGGCCGCAGGCCAGATGGGCTCGCTTGCCGGTCAGGCTCAACAGTCTCGTCTTGGTGATCTTGGTGTGCTGTCTGGAATTGGTGCTGAGCAGCAAGCAATGCAGCAGCGTCTTCTTGATGAGGCTTATGCCAGATTCCTTGAAGAGCGCAACGCTCCGGTTGAGGGGCTTAATCTTCGTCTGGCTGCAACGTCGGCTACGCCTTACGGGTCAACGAAGACAGAAACTAGACCGGGGACTGAAGGGCCAAGCGCCCTCTCCACTGGTCTTGGAGCTGCGGCAAGTGTTGCATCCATCATTGGCGCTCTCTGATGCTTGATACAGCGCTGCACTTCTCGGGCGGCAAAGACAGTCTGGCTTGCCTTTATATGTATAGGCATCGCTGGAACAATATGTATGTCGTCTGGCTAAATACAGGCGCTGTTTACCCAGAGATGCAAGCGTATATGGATAAGTGGAGGAGCATTCTTCCACATTTCATTGAGGTTAAGACAGACCAGCCGGGACAGATAAAAGCGAATGGCTGGCCTGTTGATGTTCTGCCCGTTAATAACTCTCCTCTTGGAATGGTTATCTCTGGGAGCAACGCACCATTGATGCAGCCATATACGAGTTGCTGCGCTGCAAATATCTGGTTCCCCTTGCATGAAGCCACGCTCAAGTTAGGTGTGAGTGAGGTTATCAAGGGCCAGAGAAACTCAGACGAGTTCAAGTCTGTGGCTCGCAATGGAACTGAGTTTCAGGGTCTCACCTACATTATGCCGATCCAAGACTGGTCTACGGATGAGGTCTTCAAATACCTTGACGATGTAGGCGCAGAGCTTGCGCCGGGGTATAATGATGGCGAGAAAACCGGTCGCGACTGCTGGGATTGCACAGCCTTTTTAGGCGACAACAAGCAGCGCATTGAGAACCTGCCAAATGATCGTAAGCTTGAGATCAAGCGACGCCTTGGCATCATAAAGAAGTCCATAGACGATCAGTGGAAGTGGATTGATTAATGGCCGACATAAACAGCATCGCCTCCTACATTTATGGTCGAGCGCCAAAGTTCAATGTTGACCCCAATCTTGCTCTTGGCGTTGCTCGTTATGAGGGCCTGAACCCAAAGACAATAGGTTCGCCAGAGTTTGGCAATAAGGATGCTCGCGGTTATTCTTTCGGCCCGTTTCAGCTTTTCTCAGGCTCTCCTGACCCGATGAATATTGCTCCGGGCGGAATGGCTTACGAGTTTAAGCAAAAGTTTGGCAGCGCGCCGAGTCGAGAGAACTGGCAGCAGCAGGTGGATTTCGCTCTGGAGCGGATGGGCAAGTCTGGCACTGGCCCTTGGTATGCTGTGCGTGATCGAGGAGGTGTTGGGCCTGTGTCTGCGGGTGGGCGTGAATACGCGCAGTCTCTTGGCCTTCTTGGTGGGCAACCGCTTCCTGAATCCGTTTCCAGCGTAGATCGGGCAGGAATTCAGCAGGGCACTCCTCAGCAGCCTCAACAACCCGCCGCCCCTGTTTACGCCAACGACTTCTCAACCATGGCGCGGCAGATTGGGAACAGGATTGCTCCGAGCCTTGTTGACGCACCCACAGCTTTGACGCCAGAGCAGATTGCAGCGCAAGAGGCGGCGACCAAGGCGAACGCAGAAACATCCAAGCAGTACAATACGGCTGCAACTGGGCTCCTCAATCTTGCCAGAATTTCTGCTCAGCCGGGGCAAGCCCCAATGATGCGGATGCTAGATAACGAGCCGGTGCGCGGTCAATACCAACCAATTCAGCGAATGAGAGGATTACTGTAATGGCATCTTTGATGGACAGCATCATGCGGCAGTATTATTCGGGGGCTTCTGGCAGCGCTTCCCCCAGCAATCCTATGATGTCCGCAAACATTGGTCAGGGCCTCACTGCGAATCCTGTTGCTCAGCCATTTGCGCCAAGTGCGTTTGGCTCTTTGGTAAATCGGAGCAATAGTTCTTATATTGAGCCTGCGCCGGCTTCTTCTTTCATGGGCGGTCCCCCTTCTCAGCCTCCTGCTGCTCCTGCTGCTGCTCCTGGGGCGCCTATGCAGGGCCTACCTACCGCAAACATTCCAATGCCTCCCTCTCGCCCTAGAGATTTGCCCGGTCGCACTCCAGGATTTCTGGATCAGCTCTTGTCTGGGCCGGATTATCAGTCAAACAACATGCCTGTAAATGTTCAGGCTGCCGGACCTGCAATGCAGGGGCAGCAGATGCCGGATGTTGCAATCAATTATGGCGACCCGAACAGCGCTGCTGACTTCTTCCGTGCCGACGCGCTACGGATGCAGAACCCGAATATCCCCGGCTTTCTGGGAGGATACTGATTATGGCTGATGGTTTCTTGGGGGGTCTTAGCGACTTCGCAGGCGGTGTTGGTGATTTCTTCACGGGTGGCGGCAAGTACGCAGACCCCAAGAGCATCAATCCGTCCTACGGCGTGCCTGAAGCTGACGTTCGTCAGGCTGGTCTAAACACGCTTGGCAACATTGGCGGCATCTTGCTTGCGGCTGGACAGTCTATGACCGGTGCCCAGCGTGGGCAGCTGCTTTCGCAACTTGGTCCAGCGCTTGGCGGCATGAACACTGACATTTACAAGTCCTCGCAGGCTCGTCTGATGAATGCGCAGCAGCAGGAAAAAATGCGTGAGGTGGACGAGAGTCGGGCGCTATCTGCTTGGGCTCAAAATCCAGAAAACCTGAAGAGTGTCGGACTAACGCCTGAACAGTTTAGGGTTGTTGGAGCGTCTGGACTGAAGGATATTGTGAAGTCTAGGTCGTCCAGAGACCCTGTTCAGTCGGCCCTTGCTCAGGAAAGCTTGGCTGAAAAGCAAAGAGCGGCAGCGTTGCAGCAGCAGGCTATTGTTGCGATCAACAGCATGGATTTGCCTGAGGCGCAGCGGCAGATAGCACTAGCAAACCCATTAGAGTTTGTTAAGTCGCAGGTTAAGCCTGTCAGCACTTTCGTTGAGGAGCCCCGCACCATTGACGGAAAAACGGTCGTGGGCCAGAAAGACACAAGAACTGGGCAGTGGAAGCCATATGCGAGCGGAGCTGGCGTAAACATAAACATGGGGGATAAGGCTCTCGAGCAAGGAATTGCGAAATCTCTTATAGAAGGCGCTGATGTTGCAAGTTCTGCCGCCAATGCAATTCGATCCTTGTCATCAGCTAGGGAGCAGTTCGATGGTGGCATAGTTTCTGGGATCACCGCCCCTGTTGAGCTTACCGTCCGCAAGATAGGGACTGCGTTGGGGTTCAGCGACAGACAAGTTGCAAACACAGAGGCGTTTAGGTCTGCTCTAGCCCCCGTGGTGCTGGAGTCTGTCAAGGCGCTTGGTGCTGGCACTTCAATATCAAACGCAGATAGAGAATATGCTCAGGATTTTGCTGGCGGGAACATAAAACTTGATAACGCTTCAATAGGGCGAATACTTGATATCGTTGAGCGCTCTAGCTCTGAGAAAATACAGGCGCACAACTCCAAGGTTAAGAAATACATGGAGAGGGCAAAGGATCCGTCTAGTGCTGAGTTCCTGCTTATTGATGTGCCCAAATACGAGAGGCCCAAGAAAGGCGACAAGTACTCAGATGTTGACGCGATAGTTGGTATTGGAGGCTCTCGATGAGTGAGCAAAGACTTGATGCTTATGCGGGTTGGCTGAGAAACAACCGCGACAAGGCGGGAACTCCTGACTTTGAAAGGGTAGCTCAGGCCTACCGAGAATTGAGAGCAGTTCCAACGCAGCCATCAGAAGAAGCAGTCGCACAAGCTCCGCCCACACAAGGCATTCGCTCAGAGCCTTCTTCCATGGGGGGGATGCTGCCAGCCGAGGCAGAAATTGCGCCAACTGAGGCACGGACACTGCCAGAACAAGCGGCTGCTGTAGGTTCAGGAATTGCGGGCTTCGGCTCTGGGTTGGCCCAAACGGTTACAGGTATGGGTGAGCTTCTTCCCAGCCAGTACGGGGAAGCTGCTGCTCGTGCTACGCAATACTTGCAGGGCGTCGGGGCTCCAGAGGCTCAGACTGCGGGAAAGATTGCTGGATCTATTGCGCCCGGCGCAGCCGCGATGCGGGGAGTTCAGGCTCTTGGCGCTGGCGCTAGGGCTCTGGTCCCGTCACTAGCTACAATGCCTGCCGCTCTGCGTGGTCTTGGTACTGTTGCAGGAGGAACTGTAGGCGGCGGTGCAGCCGGGGTGGCTACGGGTTTTGCCACGCCAACAGGTATTGAGGACCGCGAGCAGCGGATGGCGAAGAAGTCTGAAGCTGCGACAACCGAGGGGCTTCTGGGCGCTGGCCTTGGGTTTGGGTTGTCCGCAATCCCGCAGGCGGTGCGTGCTGTTCAGGCCGTAAGGCCGTCTCAAAGCAGGTTTGTTAGCGAGGCAATGCCTGACGTCACCGCTCAGCAATTTGCTGAGGCTGAAGCTTTGTCAGACAGGGCGAGAGCGCTTGGTGTAAATCTAACGGCGGCTGAGGCACTACAATCTGTAACTCAGGGAGGAACATCGCTTGGCTCTCTACAGCGGCAACTTGAGGCATCGCCGGGTGGGCGTGGATTGTTTGCATCTGCGATGGCCCAGCGGCAACCGCAGGTGGAAGGGGCCGTGTCTGGATTCCTTAGCGACATCGCTCCGCCCTTGCCGAGCCCATCTGTTATCGAGCCAAGGCTTCGCACAATAGGAGAGGACATTACTGCTCGCGCCGCCTCAATGCGGACATCGGCAACACAGCCGTTTTACGGTGCCGCAAGAGGAGAAACAATAAACCCTAATGCTGTCGGGGCTGTTGTCAAAGACCTTCGCTCTCTAGCATCAGAGGACAAGAGCGGTAAGATTATTGCGCCCGTACTAAACAAGCTGGAAGACCTTCTTATCTCCAAGCGAGCCGAAGCAGCTACGAGGCCGGGGCCGAGAGTAACCCCAGCGGGAATGAAGGCGATCCGCGTTTCAGAACCATCAAAGCCAGCAACGCCAGAGGAATACGTTACGGACGTAAATACCCTTGAAATGGCGCGACAGCTATTGCGTGAGCGTGCTGATGTTCCTCTTGCGGCAGCAGAAGGTATCAGCAAAATTGAAAGTTCAAAACTGCTTCGTGGGCTTTCTTCACTTGCTGATCGCTTGGAAAGAAATGTTCCTGAGCTTGCCAAGGGTAGGCGTGAGTTTAGCGGTATATCCAGACGGCTTGAGGAATTTGAGCCTACAGCAACTGGGAGGTTCGCTAAGGCTGGAACGCTAGAGGAACAGAGAAGAGCCCTCTTCCCAACCGGTGAGCGACTTATGCCCGGTCAAGAAGGCGAGATAGGTAGAGCGTTTCAATCCATCCGTGCGCGTGAGGGCATGTTTACTCCTGACCAAGCGCGCCTACCTGATCGAACATCACCTACGCCTCAGGCTCCGCCTATTGCTCGCCAACTTATTCGGCAAGAGTTGGAAAGAATATCCAACAGAACGGCGGGGCAGTTAACCTCTGCCGGGCTGCCGGACCAGTTTGGCGGCGCTGCCTTTGCTGCGGCCCTGCAGAGGAACCCGCAGTACCAAAAGAACCTCATGGCTGCGATGCAGGCATCAGGAGTCCAGACACAGCCGGTCCAAGGCCTCCTCGATGTCTTGCAGGCGACAGCATACAGACAAAGACCGGGGTCGCAAACTGCATACAATCAGGAGCAGCTTGATGCCATGTCTAAACTAGGCCTTGGCGGCGTCAGGCAGGCATTAACCGCACCGGGAAAAACAATCAGTCAGGCTTTCGCACGACAAAACCAAGAAGAGGTTGCTCGTAGGCTGTCTGAGATTTTGCTTTCCGGCCCAGAAGGTGTTCGCACACTACAAAGAATGGCTCAGGGTGCGGGTCTTGAAGGAGAGACAGCCAGACAGATTCTGAGGTCCAGAAACATCGCCATCCCGGGGATACTCGGGGCAGCAGGCGAAAAATAAAAATACACACACCCCAAAAATAACTGTTGACTCCCCCGTGATCTGCCAACTATGGTTGTCAAGTGGATCGCGGGGGAGAACAGCATGGAACCATTTACGTTTGCTCTGGTAGCCTTCTTTGTGCTGCCAATTATCTTTCTAGGCCTTGTCTCTCTCTGCGCGATGTTCGACGGAGATGACAAATGAACCCAATCAATCTCATACAGAATGATGATGGAACGTATACGCTTGAGTATTTCAGGCGCGTCGTCGGCTACATCAATAGGACTGTAGACTTCACCGGCTCTGTCATGTTTCGGGCTGTAAGCGTTCAGGGCGGCATCTGCTACGCCACAACGCTCGAAGACGCTCGCTCTGGCCTCATGGAGCTTTCACGATGAGTGACGAGCTTGAGAGGGAGCCGCTGGCTGTAGGTCTTCGCGGCTTCAAAGTCAGACAGGCAATTATTCCTATCCTGAAGCGGTACGAGTTGCCTTGGAGCGCCGTTATCAAGAAGCGCAAATATCCTCAAATCTTAGCAGTCAGGCGTGAAGCAATGCTTGCTCTACGCGAGCAGGGGATGTCGCTACCACAAATCGCCAGCGTGTTTTGCGTCCATCACACGACGGCTATGCGAAGCCTTAGAAAGCAGCAGGGAGTTAATGATGTCTGACGTAAATGAGACGCTTGACGAAAGGGAGAAGGATTATGGGAACTATGCAGACCTGTCTGCCTTGGTCGAGTCGATAATGACCGCTTACGCGCTTGGGCAAAACTACTGGCGTCTGGAGCCATACCAAAGGGTCTCTCTTTACATGGACGCAATGAAGACATCCCGCATCCTGAATGGTGATTTCAACAAGATTGACTCGTGGCACGACAAGGCAGGATATGCCCAGCTCGTCGTCAAACAACTGAAGAAGGAAGGAATAGTCCAGTGACAAACAATCAGATCAAAACAATCGTTGAGCGCATCGAGAAGATGGAGGAGGAGAAGGCCGCGATCACGACTGACATCAGCGAGATTTACAAGGAAGCAAAGTCGAACGGCTTTGACACAAAGATCATCAAGAAGATTGTCGCAATGCGCAAGAAGGACGCGAACAAGCTGGCTGAAGAGCAGGCAATCATGGACACCTATCTCGCTGCCCTTGGGATGCTTGCAGATACGCCATTGGGTCAAGCGTCTATGCAGCGTGCAAGGAACGGAGAATGAGAGCGCTCGCAGCTGCGGCACTCTTGCTCGCCACGCCAGTGAAAGCAGAGACAGCCGCAGAATATTTCAGGAAGGATCGGGGACTTGAGCATGTATCTGAACGAGCGCCCAAGGCGTCGCATCAAAATTCATCCAACAACAGGGCGAAAGAAGTCATTGCTCACGAGGTCACGAAGACGCTCGGCAGGCAGTGGGTTGCCATTGCGCTGGAACAGGCTCGGCGTGAGTCGAATTTTAAGGCGTCTGCGGTCGGAATTAAGCTCGGAAAAAGACATGGAAATCAAAGAGCCGTCGGCGTTTTTCAGGTTCTTCCATCCACTGCTCGTGGTCTGGGCTTTAATCCTGCTTATCTTAACAATCTTGAATATGGGACAAAAGTAGGGGTCGCCTACATGGGCAAGTGTATTGATGCTGGCGTTAGAACATCAAGCCAGATGAATCATTGCTTCTTATACGGCTTCTACAAGTGGAGGGCTGCAAATGCAAAGTCGGGAAGAACTAACAAACGAAATACGCGATCTTCTTAATGCAACAACACTTCCATCGGTCATGATTTCGAGAGCCCTGCTAAGCGACACGTACCAAACACTGATGGCGCTGCGGAAGTCTTTCTTGAAAATGGAAGACCTGTTGGACATTGCCAGAGACGACAGATACAAAGACCGCCGCAGGCATTTGGAGCTTATGGGGAAGATGTCTTCTGTGCTGCGGCAGTATGCTTGTGATTGCTCTTCCTGCTGCGTGGATATGCCAGAAGACGCATCTTATTGTGGTTGGGCTGCAAGGGAAGCAATGGAGGGGAAGGTATGACTGAGGAAAAGAACTGGCGGAAAATGTATGGGGAACCGAGAAAGCTGATGTTCCGCATTCATGAGCTGGAGACTGAGCTGCGGCGTGTTCGCGCATTGATGAAGGACGTTGCAGCTGAGGCCTTGGAAGTTCGGAATGTGCTTGAAGCAGGGATGACACAGAGGGCAGGGGTCTATGCAGGAGCATTGCACAAGAAGCTTGAAGTCGAGCGCATCAGTGGGCCTGTTGTCTAACTCTAGGGCCATGGACGAAACCGGCAAGCGCTACGGAAGGCTGACTGTTATTGGCAAGGTTCGCAAGAAGCGTGGACAGCCAAGGATTTTGGAAACTCGTAAGGCTGTTTGGTTCTGCCGATGCGACTGCGGGCTGAATACACGGGTTCTTGGCAACAGGCTCAGGTCTGGGTCAGTCAAGAGCTGCGTGTCCTGCAAAATAGACGAAGACAAAGCATGGGAGAGCAAATGACGGATGATCTTGTGAATCGACTCCACAAGCTTGACACCAGCTACGACCACGTAACTTTGGTGGAATACTGCCGAAAGTCAGCCGATCGCATCGAGGAGCTAGAGAATGCGCTGGAGAAAATCGCGAAGCATGATCTGCAAGCGATTGCGATGGACGCGCTACGGCCACACGATAGGATACCCGCGCTGGAAGGGAAAGTTAAATGACCGATGATCTTGTGAAAGAACTGCGCTCAACACATCCAAACTTCGACGAGAAACCTATGTGTGAAGCCGCAGCTGACCGTATCGAGCTGTTGGTGGAGGCTCTAGAAATAATCCAACATATCCACGATCAAAACCCTAGCGATGCAATGTCTGACATGGCTGATGTCGATTATGCCCGGCATATGCTTTGGCAGGCTCGATCAATCGCCCGCGCTGCACTGAATGGGGGGCAAATGACCGATAAACTGCGCCTAGTGTGCGGGATTTGCGATCACGTCTGGACCGTCTGCGACCTGCCGATTGAAGTAAACAAGCTGGCCGAGAAAACAAAACATGTTTGCTGCCCGTCGTGCGGAAACAAGCATCCATTGATTTATACAGGAGAAAGGAAATGAAAGTTGAGCTTATCGACCACATGGGAAGCGATCTGTCCGTCTGTAATGCAGCAAGAGTCTCCTTTGCAAAGGAAAGTAGTTGGGTGCGTTGTGAGGAGTCAGCTGGTCTTGACAAGGCCTTGGCTGGAAAAGACACCAAGCTAATAGCCTATCTCTCCAAACACAACCACTGGACACCCTTCGGACATTGCTTTGCGTCTTTCCGCATCAAGGCCCCGATATTCGTCGCACGTCAGCTTGGTAAGCATCAGGTAGGCCTAGTGTGGAACGAGGTGAGCCGCAGGTACGTCCATGATGAGCCAGAGTTTTATAGACCTCTTGTTTGGCGCAAACGTGCTGACAACGTGAAGCAGGGAAGTAGTGAGGAAGCTGTTCAGTACCCAGCTCGCCCTCAGTACGATTACGAGAAAGCCATCAATGCCGCTCACACAGCTTATGAACAGATGCTTCTTGAGGGCGTCTGTCCTGAGCAAGCCCGTATGATCCTCCCGCAATCCATGTACACAGAGTGGATTTGGTCAGGCTCTCTGGCGGCATTCGCCCGTGTTTGCAAGCTCCGTCTTGATCCTCATACGCAGTTTGAGACACGGCAGGTTGCTGAGATGATAGATCAGGAAATGGCGAAGCTGTTTCCAGTGTCGTGGAAGGCTTTAACAGGAGAAAACAAATGACCAATGATCTTGTGAAGCGGCTGCGGCGCGATTTAGCTTCGGGATTGAGCGCCAGCATTGGCGACACGGAAGAAGCCGCAGACCGCATAGAAGAACTTGAGCGCATCGAAGCGCAAATGCCAGCTATATTAGAGTACCTTGAGCATCAAGCTGACGTTGTTGACGGTGACGGCGTGCCGCATCCAAACAAAGCAATGGCGCTGCCGCTTTGGCTTAAACATGCAATGTGGAAGTAGGAGAAGTAAAATGAACACTGTAATCATCAACGGAACTGAGTACGCACCTGCTAAGAAAGCATCCGGCACTCGCGCAGTTGTTGTTGTTGACCGTGGCTGGATATTTGCTGGTGATGTCACCCGAGAGAATGGACGCATTAGGCTAACAAATGCACTTCATGTGTTCAAATGGGAAAGCGTTGGTTTTGCTGGCATGATCGCTGACACGGAAAAGGCAAAGGCTGACCTGCGTCCAATTGCAGACGTAGATATTCCAGCAGGCGCAGAAGTGTTTTGCGTTCCTGTGCCGGATGGGTGGGGGCAATGATGGCCGTCCCCTTCATGCCTTTCGTCAGCGGCTACGGCAGCGGCTACGGCGACGGCTACGGCGACGGCAGCGGCTACGGCTACGGCTACGGCTACGGCAGCGGCTACTGCAACTTCTACGGCGACGGCTACGGCAGCGGCTATGGCTACGGCAGCGGCTACGGCAGCGGCGACGGCAGCGGC